GACAGCCGAATGCGTATCGGACTGGCTGCCTATAACGACGCCTGAGCTTCCGAATGTTGCCCTGACGTTCGATGCCGCGTTTCCCTTGCCGTCATAGATGGTGACGCCTGCAGAGGAAAGTGCGCTGAGCACTATCTTCCCGATCCTCAGCAGTATTCCGTTGGAGTTCATTAGTATGTTGTGGAGCGTATCCGGACTGCTGCTGTCCTGGGTCACATGCACGCCAGAGCTGTCCGTGAAGAAATGCTGGTTGATGGCGTTTGCTATCGCCTCGGTGGCTTTCGAAGCAGCCTCGAAGACGCTCTTAGCTGTATCAGGAGACGGGTCCTTGACCGTGCTCCAGTCTACTTCCTTCTCCGTGCCGTCAGAATAGTGTGCTATTGCCTTGTATCCAGCCGTCTTGTAAGCGTTGAGTGATGCGGCGGAGAAATCCTGTATAGGAATGTCGATTGACGATTTCCTCGTTGTGCTCATGCATGCCACCTAGTTTATCCATGTGTCAGAGGTTGCAGCCGCAGCGTTCGCGCTGTTGAGCTCGTCGTAAGTCCAGCCCGGAAGCGAACCGTGAGACACCTTGTCTGCGCCCTTGTCAGAAGCGGTCCTCCCCTTGACGGATACGCCGGATGGGTCTGTATACGGAGTCGCTTCCGGAACCTCTTCGGTAAATGTCATACGTGCTGTATAGCTTGTTATGTTTGCCATGCCTATGCTCCTACCGTCCTATATCCGACCAGGATTCCATTGATGAACCTGAGCTGAAGGGTTCCGTACGTCCAGTTCACTCCGCCGGTGCCATTGGCATATTGGCTCGATATGAGTGGCTGCTCGATGGTTCCAGTGAATCCCGCCGTAGCCACGACAGATTCATCGGAAGAATCCGATACACATAGGTATGGGCTGGAAATCCTCAGAGACGTTTCCGAAGTAAGCTGCAGCCCTCTGTGCGCCTGACCCTGGTTCGGGCCGCTCACCCATACGAAATGCCCTTTGTAGTTGATCTTCCCTATCTGCTTGCCGCCCTCATAGCCAACAAGGTCCCCTTCCGGGGTGAGCCTCATTCCGTCGCTCGCCGTTCCGGAAGTGAAGGTGCCAGAGGCATTTATGTCCTTGGCAACGAGCCCCGTGGTGACTATGCCACCAGTATCGAGGTCTATGCTGTTCTTGCTCTTGCTGTCAGCAAGCGTGCCAGCACGGATGTAGTCGGCGAGGATAGTGCCGGACTTTATGTAGCTGCCGTTTATGTAGAGGTCTCCGTTGGACATGTATATGCCCTGCGACTTGCCGTTGTCGGTAAGCTTGTTGAAGACCTCCTTCTGCGTGAGATAGGTATCGTATGCGCTTACGGCGCTGTTAGCCTGCTGCTCGGAGATATTGGAGACCATCTGCGTTTCTGATGCGTACCGCTTGTGCTGGCCCTCGTATGTCCCTTCATAGAGCGAAAGCCTCATGTCGAGGCTCAGCTTTGCTCCTGCAGGGACAGAGATCCTTGTTCCCGTGAGACACACGGCACTGCCCATGGAAGGCAAGGATTTCAGCTTCGCGCGTCTTATGGTGGTGCCGCTGGCATCAGGAATGGAGAGAGATACAGAAGATGCCCCGAGCTGCTGCGCATTGCTTGCGTCAGCAAGGAAGAGCGTGGACTGCGAGCCCGAATGGCTCGACTGCGCTATCTCTACGAGCATCGTGTAGAGCGCTCCCGGCTTGATGCTTTCCGATATGCGCGGCGAGAAGGCGCATGTATACGCAGATGTGCCAGCGGAATTGTCGATTCCGATATGCACCCACCCATCCGCGAGCCACGTCATATGGGAATCTGTGCCGAGCCAATATGCAAGCGCTGGCTTCGCCTCGAAGAACGGAGTGATGTTCGGAGCGGATGTGTTCGAAATGGTCTCGCGGCCATTTCCGCCAGCGATCTTCGTTCCACTCGAAAGGCTGAACTCCCCGGTGTCGAGGTCCCAGTAGTTCGAACCCTTCTCGTCGGTCAGCAGGCCAGCGCGAATCCTGTCAGCACGCATCGTGCCGGCATTGATGCAGTCGGCCACTACTTGCGAGCCTGTGATGAACGTGCGCCAGTCCCAGGTTCCGTCGCTCGCAAGCGATGACGCGAGCCTTATGCCGGCGCCGCTGATGTTGACTGCCCACATGCCGGACGTTGCCTTGAGAGGCAGCCCGGTTGCCATGTCCAGCGGAACGTTGCTGTATATGGAGCCGAATGCGAATCCGTCGACCCTGTATGTGCCGGCATTGTTGAACTGGCCGTTGAGGGCGTTAACGAGATGGCTGAGCCATCCAGGCGATGCCGATGCTGCCGCATCGTATGTCGCCCGAGCCGATGATGACGAGCGCATGCTCTGGGCGACGCTCGACCACATGTCGGTAAGCTGGTCGGTGAGGTTGCCGAAGGTCACGGTAGCACGCCCGGTGAGTAGGTCCCTCTCCGTTTTGGTGACGCGGCCCTGGAGCCTGATGCCCTTGCCGTCATCGGTGAAGCCCCTGTCGATGATGGCAACGGAGTCGCCGGTCTCGACTCTCTCCCAGTCCCTGCCGAAGGCGTAGAGGTCTATCGCGTCCGCGTCGTAGGAGACCTTAGGCTCATTGACGCTCGCGAGGTAGTCCTTCGTCTCCTGGAGGAGCACGGCGGCATCCTCGCAGTCCTCGTCGATGAAGATGCCTACCGATGGTGCGACGCTCCCGTCAGCGGCGGGATGTCCCCACAGCGTCTGTGCCTCGGCATCGTCTACGTAGTCCTTGCCGTTGTTGATGTCGCCGAACGTGAGCCTGCGCCCGTATCCTCCGGTGTCGGTCTCGACTCCCTTGCCGTAGCCGTAGATGCGCGACTTTGGGTTGTCGCTGAGCACCGAGCGCTTGACCGACACGAGGTCCTTTGTCCATACGAAGCGCTTTGGAGATGCCTGGTCCCCGCGAAGCGCCCTGATGCCCACCGAGCGCCCGGTCACTGATTGGCCGTCCGTCGTGATCACCGTCTCAAGCTCTCCGCCCCATGCTTCGAGCAGCTCTCCGATGGCCTCACGCACAGACTCGTGGTAGAAGGTGCGGGATGCGCTCGACTTGACGTCGCATGTGCCGACAGACCATCTCGTCCCCGACAGTATCGACTGCAGGGCGACGGCAGCGGTGCCGCTCGGCCTCTTGTCCTCGACGTAGTCATCCCACGTCTCGTTGATGGAGTTGATGCAGGTCGCCTCGGTCATCCTCTGGCCGTCCGAGTCGTGCGTCCTCGTGAGCGAGTCGACGATGTGCTCGTGTGCGGTGCCGCCGAAGTCGACCCAGACGATGCGGTCGCCCTTGCCGAGGTCATCCGAGCAGGTTATCGCAAGCTCGTCGGTGCCGTCCAGGGCGTCGGTGTGCTTCGCCTCGCGCACGTCCAGGCGTCCCAGGTTCTCCCCGAACCGTGAGAACCGGGTGAACCCTATGCGTCGTATCAGAGCCATCTCTCCACCCATTCAATCGCTGCCGTCCCTGACGTGATCGCCAGGTGCGTGACCCCCGAGAGGTCGAAGTAGTCGGAAAGGACGGACACTGCTGCGGTCGACCCGTTGACGGTCGCGTGCTCGCGCTCCATGTCGAGCACGATCGTCGTTGCTGACGTGAAGCTCCCGGAGAGCTGCACGTACTCGCCCGTGTCGATGTCCTCTATCTTCCATGTGGAGCAAGCCCCCGGCTTTGCGGTGACGGTCGCGCGTGTCGGTCGGCTCCCCCCGGCATTGAGCACCCTGGTACCTCCGGAGCTGATCGTCATCGTCCTGCGCTGCCCGTAGTAGTCTGGGTCACCGATGTGGAAGGTGATGGTCGTCTCTGGGCACTTGTCCGTGATCTCGCCTAGGTCAGTGTCCCCGCTCACGATGGCCATCAGGTACATGGTCGGATCGTCGGGCAGGTAGAGCGGCGCAGGCCCTGGCGTCCAGAGCATCTCGGCGATGCGATGCCTTGCCTCGGAGACCTCCCTGCGCCACTCGCTCCTGAGCACTGCCTCTACCGGCAGGTCGTAGCCGTCGCGATACGTCGACTCGAAGACCTCTCCATGCCTGCCGGAGATGTGCTCGAACGTCGGCTTCGTCGGGGCCATGATCGGCTTGTGCACGCGGCACATGAGGTATTGAGAGAGGTCATGGCCGTTGAACACTATGCGGTCGCGCTGGCTCCGCGCTCTCTTATGTTGCAACTGGCACCCCTCTCTGCTTGAGTTTCGTGGCGATGCCCGCCCCAATCTGCTGTCCGGTCTCGTATGCGTCGAGCTTGTCGGTGACTTGCGCGTTGACCGTCACTGCTATCGATATGGCGTTGCCCTTGAGTCCTCCGAGCTTGTCGATGGCGTCTGCCATGAGGTCAGACAGGCGGTCGATGGGGAGTACGGCCTCTGCGCTGCTTCCCTCGTTCACTCCGATGATCCTTGGCCTCCTCCCTCGTGGGAAGATGCCGCCCTTCGCGTACCAGTTGACTCCGAAGTTCGGCACACTCACGGACAGGTCACCGACACCGAACTTGCTCCAGCTCACGCTTATGTGCGGCAGCTTCGGCTTCGGAATCGATATGCGCAGGTTGGAGAAGGCGTCACGTATCCTTCCAGGTATCCCGCTCACGTAGTTCCATGCGTCCCGTATTGGCGACGTGATGCCGTTCTTGACGCTGCCGAAGACTCCTGCGACCTTGGACCCGAGACCGGGGAACCCGAGCTTTTCGCCTATCGCGTTCGCGACGTCGATTGCCTTGGCCTTCGATGCGTTCATGTTGTCCTGGATGTGGCCCTTTATGGTCCTGAACGCATCTCCCGCCTTGCTCCTCGCCGTATCCCAGTCCCCGGACATCGCGGCCTGGAGAGCCTGCGCGGCATCGGACCCGGCCTGCCTGCCGGTATCCATGTCGGACTTGATGCTCCTGCCTATGTCGCCGAAAGCGGACGAGGTTCCGCTCCTGAGCGTCTCCCACGCATTGGATGCCCCGTCCTTCAGGGCGTTCGCCTTGTCGGTGACGGTTGTCTTGATGCCGTCCCACGTATCAGACGCCTTCGACTTGACGTTCTCCCATGCGTCTGACGCGCCTTGCTTGAGCGCGTCCCACTTCTGTCCGACACCGTCTACGAGTCCCTGCGCCCCGGTCGTGATACCGTCCCACACGCCCTGCCAGAATGCTGGCGCGCCGGCAAAGAAGTCCTGCACGCCCTGCCATGCGCCGGTCAGGAACTGCGTGAACTCTCCCCAGATGCGCTTGCCGTCCTCGGTCTGCGTGAAGAAGTAGACCAATGCGGCGACAAGGGCGGCGATTGCTGCTGCGAGAATTATCCATGGGTTGGCGGAGATGACAGACCAGATGCCGCTGAACGCGCTCTTGATTCCGCCGACCTTGTCCTTGAGGTCGACGCCGACCTTGGCGACGTCCTTGAACGTCTGGCCTATCTTGTCGAAGCTCTGCATGGCCTTCCCCACGCCGGTCGTGAGTCCGCCGAAGGCGATGCCGCCGAGCACGACGTTGGCGGCAAGCTTCTGCTGCTCAGGAGACAGGCCGTCCCATACCTCCTTGAGCCTGTCTGCCACGTCTGCCGCCTTGCTGACGGCAGGCACGAGCGCGTCGAGGATGTCGGCACCAAGCTCCGATCCTGCTATCTGCAGCGAGTGCAGGCTCTCCTTCATCTTGTCGCGGGCATCCTCGGTGCCCTCGAAGGTCTCGTCCACCTTGTTGGCATAATCGTCGAGGGACCCGCCGAGCGAGTCGAGGTTGACGCGTCCGCTCTCCGCTGCGTCGACGAAGGCCATGCCGGCCTTCGTTCCAAAGAGGTCCAGGGCGTCCTGCGTGGCCTGTGCCTGGGTGGCGGGATCCTGCAGCCGCGCGGTGAGGTCGCGCAGGCTGTCCCCGAGGTTCGTCCCCTCCTTGGCGCAGTTCGCGGATGCCTTCTTGAGTCCCGTCAGCATCTGGTCTGCGGGCACGCCTGCAGCCTCGAATGAGCCGAGGAGGGCGGTGCTGTCCTGGATGTTCAATCCCATGTCACGGAACGTCGCGCCGTTGGCGTTGACGTCGTTCATGAGCGTCGACACGTCGATGCCGGTGTTCTGAGCGACCGTCTGGAACATTCCGAGGACGTTCCCCGCCTCGGACGAGTCGACGTTGAAAGCCTTCATCGACATCGATGCGTTCTCGATGGCAGAGTTGACGTCGACGCCAGTGTTCTCGGCGAACCTCAGGAACTGCAGCGACGTCTGCTCAAGCGCGTCTCCGGTCAGGCCGAAGCGTGTGTTAACGTCTCCGACAGCGTTGCCGATTTCGAGGAGATCGGCTGAGGACTGCTTGGCGACGTTCTCGAAGCTGGCCTCAAGCGCCTCTGCCGCATCGCCGGTCGCGCCCGTCTGCCTGATGACTGCATCCGCGCCCTCGTCGACCTCGTTGAACGCACCGACGGCTGCCGTGGCGATGCCAGTGCTCGCGGCGGTGATTGTCTTGCCTACGGTCTCGACCTTCGCGCCATGCTCGGCCCATTTGTCGGCGTTGTCCTGGAGCGACTGCCCGAACTGGTATAGGCCCGTCTGGCTTGCCTCGTACTCGGTGTTCGTCGACTTGAGCTTTTCGGCATAGCTGTCGAGCTGGCCCTCGCAGTCGATGATGGCACGCTGCAGCGAGTCGTATTGGCGCTCCTCCTCTTCGGTGAGCTGCGCACCAGAGCGCTTCTTCTCGTCGAGCTGCTCAAGCGCGTTCCTGTATGTGTCGAGACGCTCCTTCGTCTCCGCATAGGCGGCATTGAGGTTCTTGACCTTCTGCCCGAGCAGCTCGGTGTTGCCGGGGTTGAACTTGAGCGCCCGGTCGATTTCCTTCAGGTCGCTCTGCGTCTTCTTCGCGCCGGTCTGTATCTTCTTCAGCGCGGCCTGCAGCTCGGTCGTGTCGCCGCCGAACTTGATGACAAGACCCTTGTAGGAGACCGACATCCTGCCACATCCTTATACG